GTGGATACATCGCACAATTCTTGTATCAAAACGATTCAAAACCCGATTCCTCCCCTTAGTTTGATGACGTTTTGGGGCACTTTGGCACGGCGTTCCTGTGGCTCGCAAGGCGGTACTGAAAACACGGGCGGAACTGGCTCGAAAGCTGGGGCGGTCTGAGCGTGTTATCAGCACTTGGCTCGGCGAGGGAATGCCGGGCGCTCCAGGTGCGTACGTTCTGGAGGATTGCGTTGAGTGGCTAGACCGGCGTGGCGACAAGCGGAAGCAGACATCGCAGACGCAGGGCGATGACCTCGAAGGCGATGCCGACTCCCCCGCCCTCGAGCGCTACCGCCTCGCTCGTGCCCAGATGGAAGAATTGAAGCTGGCTCGACTGCGGTCTGAACTGGTCGAGTCGGAACACATCCAGCAATGGCTCCAATCCTTCGCGGGCCTGCTGCGTGGCTTTGGCGAGAAGGTAGCGAAGGTCGCGCCGGAGCTTGTCAGCGACCTTGATGGCGTGCTGGAGCAGGCGGGCGAAACGCTGGATAAGGTGGTCGGGGCGTATGGTAACGGCGACGAGTAGCGGGCGGGTGAACGTCGAGGCTTTGCGGCAGATGATGCCTCGATTCTCGTCGCTGGCTCGTGCGCCTCGTCTGCGAACGATGCGGGAGTTCGCGGAACAAGAGATTGTCATCCCTGACGGTCCGTTCAAGGGATTCAAGTTCTCGGTTGCGCGGCAGCCTCACGTCGCGTTGTGGTTCGCCGAGATCGACAGTCAGCGATGGCGGCGGCACGTCCTGACGGGGCCGGTGCAGTCGGGCAAGTCGCTAATCGGATTCGTCATCGTCGCCATGTACTACCTGTTTGAGTGCGGGGAAACCGTGATCCTCGGCCTGCCGTCGATGGAGATGGCTACCGACAAATGGGAAATGGATATCGAGCCGGCGATCCGGGCCAGCCGGTATCGCGACCTGATTCCGACGAGCGGCACGGGATCGCGGGGCGGAAAGTTTGAAAGCATCACGTTTAAGAACGGTGCGACCCTCAAGTTTATGTCGGGCGGCGGGTCGGACAAAAAACGGTCTGCGTTTACGTCGCGGGTGTTGATCGTCACCGAGACAGACGGGCTGGACGAGGCCGGTGATTCGAGCCGCGAGGCCGATCCGCTTCGGCAACTGGAAGCCCGTACGGCATCGTTTGGCGAGCGTGCGAGAATCTTCCTCGAATGCACAGTTTCGACTGAACTTGGGCGAACGTGGCAGGAGTTGAAGGGCGGCAGTAACTCGCGGATCGCGTTGCATTGTCCGCACTGCCTGCACTGGGTGACGCCGGGGCGGGATAGTCTAATCGGCCACCAGGGGGCCGCAGACGAGATGCAAGCCTATGAGCGGTCTGCGTACTACTGCCCGGACTGCGGCGAGATGTGGACCGAGGCGGAGCGTCTTGGGGCACACAAAGAGGCCAAGCTGCTGCACGGAGACCAGAAGGTAGACGAAGCGGGCAACGTGGTCGGTGATCCGCCGCGTACGTTCACGTTGGGCTATCGGTATGCGGCTCCCAATAACTTTTTCCGGTCGGCTGCGGAGATCGGGGCGGCAGAGTGGCGGGCGACGAAGGCCGAGAACGAGGAAGCGACCGAGCGGGAGTTGTGCCAATTCGTTTGGGCGGTGCCGCCGAAGCCCACGGTCGAGGCTCTGGTGTCGCTCGACGCTCGCTCGCTGGCTGAGCGTATGCAACATCCGGGCCGGGGCTACGTGCCGAGTGATTGCGACTGCGTCACGATGGGGATCGACATCGGTAAGCACATGATCCACTGGACGGCTGTTGCGTGGCGGTCACAGGGGCGGGGCCAGATTATCGACTACGGCATCGTCGAGACCTACGCGGCACAGCGGGGCGAGGATGTGGGGATTCCTGCGGCCCTGTCCGAATTGGCGGAAACGTGGGAAGGCGGCTGGCGGAAAGGTGAGACCTCAATTGGGGCGCAATACGTGTTCATCGACTCGGGGTATCGACCGGAGTTGATTTACACGTTCTGCAAGAACAATCCGACGCGGCTTTATCCGACTAAGGGATTCTCGACGACCGAATACAGCAGGCCCACGGCAACCGGGCGGCATACGGCACACATCGGCGAGGGCTATCACGTCGAGCGGCTGGCCTCAACCGGTGGCGTGAAGTTGGTCGAGGTGGACGCGGACCATTGGAAAAGCCGACTGCACGAGGGCTACCAGTGCGGGCAGGCCGGGGCCGGGGCGATCACGTTGTTTCAGTCGGGCGAGGCCAACACGCACTTGGCGTTCGCCAAACACCAGACCGCCGAAGAGAAGCAATATGAAATCGACCGACGGCGTGGCGAGGTTGTCCGGTGGATCAACAAGCACAAGCGGCCTAATCACTGGTTTGACTCGACGATTCTGGCGACCGTCGCCGGGTGTCACGCGGGGGTAAAGCTGAATGATAACGACGCAGACACGCCCGGAAATCCTGCTGCACCAGTTACCACTTGGTTCGCATCCCAACAAAGGCGGTGACATGGATCGCGTAACCGGAGCGGCCTGCACCTCTTGTGGATGTGAAGAGAGCGAAGTCGTGTCGCAGTCTCGCTGGTGGGGCGAAGCCGTCGAGCGGTTGCGGTGCGCGAACTGCGGGGTGATCTACGGCGCAAAGGTGGTCGAGAAGATTGCGCCCGCAAAAAGCGTGGTCAAATACATCCGCATGAGGTGTCCCGGCTGCGGCTCGAAGAACGTCCGCACCACTTCAACACGCGGAACAATCCGTTGGCACAAGTGCGGCGACTGTGACAAGGCGTTTCAGTCCGTCGAGGACTAGTACACGGCCTGTAACACAACACCTCTGCGCCTCTATCGCTCCCCGAGTTTCCTGCGAAACTTAGGTCATGAGCGTTGCTGACATCAATACCGCAATGGATACCGCCGTTGCCTACATGGGCACGGGCGATTACGGCGCGGCTATTTCGTACGCGACAAAGGCTCTGGGGCTGATGGCGATCCTGCCGGATTCTCGGCACGGGTCTGGCGAAATGCGGTGGCGGACTGCTGGCGTTGAGGCGTTTATCAATCAGGTTCGCAAGCTGCAATCTGCATCCACGGGGCTGGGGAACTCGGCCGGGATCATGCAGGTGCAGAAGGTGAACTACGTCAACCCCTCGGAGCTATCGTCATACTGATGGGTGTCTGGTCTTCTATTCGCCGCGCGATGTTTGGTAGCAACGCTTCCCGCGCTTGGGATGCGGCCAAAACGACCAGGCTTAACGAGTCGCAGTGGTCTCAGGCTCGCGGTCAGCACATCAACGACAAGATCGGGCTGGACGCTTCGACGCTGCGGGATCGCGCGATTGACGAAGCGGAACGGAATCCGTTCGTCGAGGGGATGATTGAAACATACGTTGCCTCGGTCGTGGGTATCGACGGACCGTCGTTGCAGATTCAAACTAACGACAAGAACGATAAGGAGTTCACTGAGTGGGCCGAAAGGACTTGGGCGACGTGGTGGGAGTCGCCGGATATCAATGGCGTACTGTCCGGCGTCGATATTATGCGGCAATGGGTCCGCAGCCTGTGGACCTGCGGCGAGTTTGTATCGCTGCTGGTGTCTGATGAAAGCCAGCCGATCACGCTGCGATTGCAAGACGTGCATCCGCGACGACTCAAGGCCCCGTTGTTTGGTGCGGTCAGTCCGTTGCAGCGTGACGGGATTAAGCGGGACTCGCTGGGCAAGCCGGTCAGCTATTTCATCGAGTCGTTTCTATCGGCAGAAAACGCCATTGCGGCCACCGGCGAAGTCACTGAGTACCAAGCCGATTCCGTGATTCACGGATTTAAGCATCGCGAGCCGGGCCAAATTCGCGGAATCCCGTGGCTTGCTCCGGTGCTGCAAACGTGTGCCGATCTGCGGTGTTATGACGAGCAGGTGATGGACGCGGCGCGGGCGGCTGCGGATATGGCTGTGTTGCTGTACACCGATCACAGCGACGCAACATACGTTGCCGTCAATGAATCAACTTCCATTGAACGCCGGACAATCCGCACGCTACCGCCCGGCTGGAAGGCTGCGCAAATGCAGTCTCAACAGCCAGCCGCGCAATACCAAGACTACCGCTCTGAGAAACTGCGGGAAATCGGTCGCCCGGTCAATATGCCGCTGATGATGGTTCGGCTGGATTCGTCGAACCATAACTACTCGTCGGCTCGGTTCGATGGCCAGTTGTTTTCCCGTGGTGTTGGGGCGTGCCAGCGGTGGCTTGCCCGGACTGCGTTAAACCGTCTGGCGGATCGCGTGATGCGTGAAGCCAGCTTGGTTGATGGCGTGACGGTGCCGGACTCATACGACAAGCGCTGGACGTGGGAAGCAATGCCACACGTCGATCCGAGCAAGGAAGCTGACGCGGCGGAAAAGCAGTTGGCGAACAAGACGACGACGCTTGCGGACGTGTGCGCGACCGGCGGCAAGGACTGGGAGCAGGTGCTACGCCAGCAGGCCCGCGAAAAGGAACTGCTGAAGGAATTGGGCCTCGAAGCTGTGCCGGTGCCTGCCGTTCCTGCCGCTCAACCGCTGACGCCTGCCCAACAACGCTGGATCACTGAACAAATTGAAGCCCACATGGAAGAGGGGGCGACGCGATGACCTGCGAGATTACAACCCGCGCAATGACGCTGACGCCCGGCACGATTGACGAGGCGACCCGCTCCGTCGAGGCGGTGCTATCGACAGAAACTCCGTCGATGGTCCGCAGCGGCAAGGGCATCGTAGAGGAAGTGCTGCGGGCTGACGGAGCGCAATTCGGGACGCAACTGCCGCTCATTGACGGCCACAACACGACCTCGACCGACAACATTCGCGGATCGGTGCGGGATATTCGGCTGGAAGGCAATCGGGTTGTCGGGCGGGTGGCGTTTGCCGAGACGGACGCTGGAAACCGCGCTTGGGACTTGCTGCGGCAAGGGCACCTGACAGACGTGTCTATCGGCTACCGGGTCAACAACTGGGAGGAGATCCCGGCCAACTCAGCCCGGATGGTCAATGGGTTGGAGTATCGCACTGGCCCGCGACCTCTGCGTGTCACGACCTCATACACGATTCGAGAAGTGAGCTTGGTTCCCGTTGGCGCGGATCAAGCAGCCAAGTTTCGCGCCGACGTAACCACCACAGGAGACGGGAACATGGCCGAAGAAACTGCCGTTGAGCAGACCGCTGAGACGGCGGTTCGCTCGGAAGTGTCCACCAATGTCAGCGCTACGCCGGTGCCGGACGTGACGCGGATGGCGATTGACGCCGACAAGCTGCGTCGCGAAGCCGTCGAGTCGGAACGCAGCCGTATCGCGGAGATTCGCAAGATCGCCGGAAAAGACGTTCCCGAAGACGTTGTCAACCGCTCGATCACCGAGGGTTGGGATACGGCCCGGTTCACCGCGACCGCTCTAGAGCATGTCCGCGCCAAGACGGCGAAGCCTGCTGGAGAAGCCCCGGCGGGTCACGTTCGCAACAAAGAAACCGACCTGTCGAAAGACGTGCTGGTTGCCGCTCTGCAACAGCGGTGCGGGACGTACGACTTCAACGCGCAGCCGGAAGCCACGCGGGAGCAGGTCGCCAACACGGCGGAACGCTACGCGGGCTATTCGCTGATGGAGATGGTTCGCGAGTGCGCCCGTATCGACTGTGCGCGCGATCCCCACAACAACAGCGACCCGGCTGGAAACCTGAGCTACATCCGTGCGGCGGTGTCTGGCTCGACGCTGTCGTTCGTGTTCACGACCTCGATGCAGGCCCGTTTGCTGGCTGCGTATCAGGAAACGGACGACACCACGGTTTGGTGTTCGGAAGAGGATGTTCCAAACTTCAAGACGAACGACATCATCACTCCGGGCAGCGTGACGCGGATGAAGAAACTGCCTCGCGGCGGGACGGCTGAACACGGCCAGACCGACGACAAGCGCGAGCAGTACAAGATCGCCCGCTACGCGCAGCAGATGGTGATCGACGAGCAGGACATCGTCGACGAAAACCTGGGCTTCTTCAACCAGTTGCCGACCGAGTACGGGCAGACTGCTCGCAACCTGCGGCCTGACCTCGTCTACGCTCTGTTGCTGGCCAATCCGACGCTTTCGGCGACGGGTGGGGCGTTGTTCAACGCGACCGCCCAGACGGCGACCGGCACGGGGCACGCGAACTTGGCTACGGGTGGTAGCTCGGCTCTGTCGGCTTCGTCGCTGAAGACCGCGATCACCGCCATGGCAAAGGTCGTGAAGTACGACCCGACCGGTGGCGTGAAGCAACTCAACATCAAGCCGCGCTACATGCTGATTCCGTCCGACCTGATGTTCACCGCTCGTGAACTTCTGCAATCGACCGGCATCGTCATTGCGGGCACGGCTGGCAGCGTGACGGAACGCGGCAACGCCAACACGCTGAACGGCCTCGGTATCGAGTTGGTTATGGATAACCGGCTCAACGCTGGTGGCGTGATCGACCCGGCCACCGAGACGGCCTACACCGGGACGGCGACGAACTGGTTCCTCGCTTCGGAACCGGGTCGCACCGTCCGAGTGGGCTACCTGTCGGGCACGGGCCGCGCTCCTCAGATTCGCCGGTTCAATCTCGACAAGGGCCAGTACGGCATCGGCTGGGACATCGTTCTCGATATCGGTGTGAAAGCCATCGACCACAAGGGCATGTACAAGTCCGCCGGTGCGTAGTGTCAGTCTGTGATAGCCGGGGTGGCGTGTGCTGCCCCGGCTGATTCTTCCCGCAATTCAAGTTTAAAGGGGTTCATACAATGGCTGACGCGGCTTTGGTTGATTCGTGTGATGAACGCAAGATTTTTCTTGCGGCTGCTGCTGGGAGCGGCGAGGTTCAGCAGTTGCCCGGCGGGCGTGCTGGTGTTCTTGCTGGTCTGGCGACCCCGGAGTCTGGCGACCGGGTGGCGTTCTATGACTGTGGCCAGTTCCTCGTCACCAAGACCTCGGGCGTCGTGTTTCTGGACGGCGGGCGGGTGTATTGGGACCACAGCGCGAACGCCGCGACGTTCCGCAAGGTCAACGACCGGGACTTTTACATTGGCCGGGCTGTTGGTGATGCGGCTTCGGCCGACACCACGGCTCGCGTGAATCTGAACACTCCCGAGTGGGACTACGACTTGAGCCTTGCTCACAGTTCGTTTCGCCCGGTGCCAACGGGGACGCAGGCCGTTGGCGGGTTCGGATTTCCGAAGGTTTGCGGAAACATGCACCGCATCGACCTGACGGCGACGAATGAGGCCCAATGTATCGACATGCTGTCGGTAGACCGGTTCGCGTTGTCGGCCAATGCGATTGTGGAAGCCCGGTTGCGAATTCCGACCAACGGTACGACTTCGGCTGTTGACTTCAACATCGGGGTCGCCAACGCGACGAGCACGACCGACGCTGACGCGATTGCCGAGTCGATCTTTTTCCACATCGACGGCGGGGCGCTCGACATCTTCGCCGAGTCGGACGACGGCACGACCGAAGTTGCTGCGACTGACACCACGGTCAACGCGACGGAAGGCTCTGCGGTCGCCAATCGCCTTGAGTTCTGGATTGACCTTCGCAACCCAGCGGCTGCGGCGCTGTACATCGACGGTGTACGGGTGCTGTCGGGCACGACGTTCAACATCGCGGCGGCGACTGGCCCTCTTGGCTTGCTTGTGCATCTAGAGAAGACCAGCAGCACAGCGACCGCCTCAATCGAAATCGACCAGTTCACCGCTCGCTTCTCGGAGCAGTAAACCATGTCGTCGTTCAGTAGTGATTTCGCTGCCTCTGGGGGCGCGCAAATGCTCGCCTATCAGGGCGACAGCGTGACCTACTACGCGAACGGCACAGGCAACGGAACTTCCGTCACCGCCATCGTCAACGACCTTGACGATGGCGGGATGGAACTCCAGCAGAATCACGGCGTGGACGTTGTCCGAATGAAGGGCCTGCAGGTCGCCGCGTCTCAAAGTGTCACGCGGGCGGATCAATGGCAGGTGTCTGGGGACCGCTGGGAAACGGTGGCGTGTACGGACGCGCACGACGGGTTGAAGGTTGTGACCGTGCGGCGCATCGACCAAAGCAAGCAACGACGCGCCCGACCGATGGGGGTTTAAGCCGTGGGTCGGATCGTCAACTCATACCAGGGGCTGGGCGGGCTGGTGGCTTCGTCTGCCAAGTTCCGCACGATAACCGGGGCTGCAAACGCGACGGCTGCTCTGGCGTTCATTCACTACCCGTATCCGCTATCGAGCGATGCCAGACCTTGGGCACTGATTGACGGCGGCACTGGAACAGAGTGGGAAGAACAAATCCGGCTGAGCGCTGGCGGTAGCCTGATGCTCACAATCGAGGTGCCGGAGTCCTACTACTCGACCCCGACGACGGACAAAACAAAATGGCTGGCGTTTGCCAATGACGTTGACGACATCATGGACCAGATTTCGACGAACTCCAACACGTCGAAAGGCGACGGGTCAAACTACTGGAACCTCACGGCGATCTCTCAAGCCGAGTCGCCGTATCTGGTTCAAGAGCAGGCTGGCGACCCGGCTTCGCAATACTTTACCTGTGCCATCCTCTGCCGCTGGGTGTGACATGGGCTACATCAAAGCCGAGTTAATTGTCCCTGATCCGCGTCTGTTCATCCGCGAACATAATCGGGCACTGAGAACGGCCAACGAACATGCGGCTGCGTACCACCACAAAGAACACATGCCAGACCATTTCAAGATGGCTGGTTATTCCAAGTACAAACTGGACCGACGAACGGCAAAGTACGCCAAGCGGAAACACCGGAAATACAACCACGCATTACCCAACGTGTTCACCGGGGCAACACGGCGGGAGATGCTGGCTAACAGAACGATTCGAGCTACGCCAAAGGGCGCACGGCTGACAATGAAAGTGCCGCTTGTCGGCGGGACAGGTCGATTCCGAATCCGCCCCGGAATGAAGCTGCGGGCGGTTGCTGGACAGGTCGAAATGATGCGACGGGTCGCCGAACTGGAAGCCATCAGCCAGACGGAAATCAACACGTTGGCGACGATTCGCCGGGACTACTACGTCGGTTTGGTCAATAAGCACATCGCTTCGGGCGGTCGAATTCGCAAGCGAGCCAAGGGGAACTAATGTCTACGCCACTTCGCCACGGTTCCTACCCGTGTTCGTTCGACACGACGACCATCAACGACGTGCGGTCGGTCGCCTACAACTCGGGCGTAACGAACATGATCGCGATTCCGGGCGGTGCGGTGACGGCTGCCCTGATTGCGGCCAACTACGCCGACCCGAAAATCACGATCACGACGGGCGACATTCAGACCGTGCTTTCGACCTGCACGCTGACGGCGGGCCAGTCGGTCGCGGCTGGGGCGTGGGAAGTGCAGTACCAGAAGAGGCTGGCGGGCGGCACGTTTGCCAGCAGCACGAACCACGTCACGCTCAACGGCACGGACGGGTTCCTCTACTGGACTTCGATCAGCGCCTCGCAGGATGCGGCGGACGGGGCCGAAGGCACGCTCGAACTGATTCCCCTGTCTGGTGGGGCTTCGCCCGGCTACACGGCACCGATTACCGAGAACACTTCGCAGAGCCTCGCTGGGTCGCCTGCGATCAACTCGCGGTTGGCATTGGGGCCGGTCTACGCGAACGGCACTGCGGTCGCTGGTGTCACCAAAGTGACGATCAATTCCGGCCTGAAGGTCGAAAGTGGATCGCGGGCCAGCGGGGCGATCTTCCAAACGCAGGTCAGCATCACGCAGCGGACGCCGACGATTGAAATCGAAGTCCTGAATCCCGCCATGATTTCGACGCTGGACAGCATCATCTCCGCGTTTTCGGGGACCGGCGTTGTGGTCTACCTGCAGAAGGTCGCGGCTACGGGCGGCGGTCGTGTTGCGTTCGCGACGACCGAACACGTTTCGTTCTCGGCCAGCACAGGGGCGTGGAACGTGACCGGGCAGAACGTCAGCGGCATGGGCGACGTGACAACCACGATTTCGGCGCAGATCGTCGGCAACCTGTCGCAGTCACTAGCAACCGCGATTTCGTAAGGGGTGTGAACATGGCGGAAGAACAGAAGCCACACAAGCAATACGGCGGGCCTGTCCCGCAGCCTCAAAAGGTGCGTGATGAACTCCTACCTGCTGTTCTTCCCGAACGCGACGAACCAGAGCAAGACGACGTTCCAAGCGACGGGACTGAGTTCACTGGCGGGGAATGAAAAGTGGTTCACGTCGCCGGTCACGCCGAGCGACGAACCGGGGCTGTTCTGCACCTGGGGCGATCCGCGCAATCCGTCGAACAGTGTCGCCGTCGTCTACGACCCTGCGCGGCAGACGTGGCGAAAGATGCCGGGCGGCTACTGGCTCGGGGTGCAGACCGACCGCAAGCCGAACCCCGAAGGGCTGGCCAGAGCAAACTGCATCAAGGGCTACTCGATGCCGATGGGCGACGGTAACGAGTACGTCTTGCCCAACGTGATGCAGTTGCCTGCGGTGTACGACATCGACGAGACGGGCGACGAGGTGCGACGGACGCGGGATGAATGGCGGCACATTGAGAACCGGGCGACGTGGGCACTGGGCACGCTCGCGGATCACTTCCATAAGGGCGTGCTGCTGCCGGAAAAGCTCTGCCGCATGTACGTCGCGGAAATGCTGGCGGTGAACTATCGCCTTGTGCCCGAGATGGTTTACGCGCTGGGTCTGCTCGATTCGGACTGCTGGATTGGGGCGATGGGTGCGACGGTGGACCGCGAAAAGCTGCTCAATCTGAAGACGGAGATTAACGCGGGGGAGTCCGCAGCCCGCACCTCTTGAGGGTCCGGGCGTGGCGTGATGGTTTGTTGCCGAAGTTTGTGCCGACGTTGGGCGATCTTGTTCTGTTGGGGTGGATGCGATGACAGCGAAAGCCGAATTCGACATCACCGCGAACGACCAAGGCGCTAAGGCGGCTTGGGATCGGCAGCAGAACGCTATCAACGCGGTGATTGCGCGTATCGGCAAGATGGAAGAGGCACAGGCGAAATCAGCCAAAACGCAAGAGGGGTTTTTCACTAAGGGCGTTGCCGGGATGGCCTCGATGGCTGCTGGAGCGTTGACGTTCCAAGGCGCGCTTAGCGGAGTCATCGACGCTAATCGGCAGATGATCGAGCAGGCGAGCGCGGCTGCGCTGAAGTATGACGACCTGTTCCGAAAGCTACGGGTGCAGGCGGCATTGAACGATCTTGAATCGGCTGACGCTCAAGCCGGTGTTCTCGGGGTTGCGAAGAAATACGGGTTCACGGCTGAGGAGACAGCGGCAGCGGCTACGCAATTGGTGTCGTCTGGATTCAGCGCCAAAGACGCCTCTGGTGCGGCGCTGGACGTGTTCATCAAGGGTGCTGCGGCATCGAACCTTCAAGGTCAAGACACGACGGCACTGGCGCAGTCAGTGTCTCAGTTGTTGAACTCTCAAGGTCAGAAACTCAACGCGGAAAACCTCAAGGTCGTAATGCAGGGAACGCAGCGGCTTTTTGAGTCGAACAACATCCAACTATCGGACCTGTCGCAACTCGCTGGAAAGGGGCTGTCGTTCAAGGGCCGTGCTTCAATCCCTGAACTGCTGGGAATGATGACTGTAGGAAAAGACGTTCTCGGTGCCGACAACGCTGCGACCGGCATCAAGATTGTTGGCGAGCGATTGATGGGCGCGAAGGGTGACAAGCAGCGTGAGGACGTGTTGAAGACGATGGGGTTAAAGCCCGAGGATGTTGACCTCCTCGGCGAAAACATTGGCCAAGTTCTCGACTCTCTGGCCACGGGGCTTGAGCGACTGAAACCGGAGCAGAGAGCCGGGCAGCTTCAGAAATTGTTTGGCACCGAAGCGGCTGGAGCGGCATCGCTGTTCATCGACAACCGAGAAAAGCTGAACGCGCTTGTTAAGCAGCAGGCCGACGAGGCCGGTTTTACCGCAGCGGCCAATCGAGCGACTGGCGGAAAAGGTGCTGCGGTGCGACGGCAGCAGGTTATCGACGAGGAAGAGGCAGCGGCGCGAGACACCGGCTTTGACGAAAAGTTGAAGGCGGTGCGCCGTCGGGATCGCAACGCAGGGCAATCAGCCGCGTCTACGGACTTTGGTACTGCCGCAGCACGCGCATTGAAGTACATGGGCGCGAGTGACGAGACGGCGCTGGCGTTGTCGTTTGGCGGCGATGCAATGAATCCAGCAAAGCCAATCGGTGCGACTGCCGCCGGGCTGTCGGACGCAGCGGCGCTGCTCAAGTCCTCTGAGGATCAAAAGCAGTTGCTGCGTGAATTGGTCAAGAACACGGCCAAGCCACCAGTGGTAATCGAGAAGCCCGCGATTCCTAAGAAGCCTGCTTCGGCTGCTGCTGGGACCGGCGGAAGGTAGCTGCAATATCGGCTGCGATGAACAAAAGGCACGACCAAACAACCCCGTTCCAAGCCCCCTCAATACTCGCAAGAGCCACCAGCGAAAACAGAAACCCAACAACGCAGGCGAACCGCAGCAACTCATAGAAGACAATCATGGCAATCACCTTTCGAGGAACGTCGATTCCGGGCATCAACGGGGAGATTCTGCCCCCTGCCCCGGAAGCGTTGCGCTCGGAAGTCGCGACCGCCGGAACGCGAGGGGCAACGGAAGTCCGAGGGCAAACGGCTGCCCGAGAATTCCAAGTCAATGTCACGCTGTTCAATTCATACTCGACATCATCAGCCTGCAACACCGCCATCGTCAACCTAGAAGCCCTGCAAAACACAAACGGCAGCCTCGTCGAAAGCGGCCTGATCGCGCGCACGTTCGGGAACTGCACGCTCGTGAGCGTCCGCCGATTGCGTGGGCCGATCCCTGTTTCCGGGGCTTCGTCGGTCTCGGGCTACTCCGGCTGGATGGCCGAACTTGAACTCACCTTCCGCCAGTTGAGGACGTGACATGGCCGCTCCATACCTTGGCGGGCTGAGGATCACCTCGCTCCGCTGGACAAATCCCACGGCGATCCGGGCCGATTTCGTTTCGACCTACGGAAGCCAGTACCAGTACCAGCTTTACGCGGGCCGGTCGCTGATCGGCTCGACGGTCAACACGAACGAGCGGTTCATCGCCGCGCCGGTCAGTGTCTCGCTTTGGCCTCAGTTTTTCGCCGTGGTGGCGGTCGATCCCGACAACGTGCTGACCGACTACGGGCCGGACCTGCCGCCGCGTCCGTACAACAAAGCGGAAGTGACGATCACGACGAGCGCTTGGCCCTCCGATTCTCGGCTTGTCGCCATCGCGTGGGCTGACACTCCGGGCGGGGCGGTCAACTACGCGAACGAGGTGCGGGGCCTGTTCTACACGGACGGTTCGTACACGCTGACGAGCGAGCCAATCGGGCCGAGCGGCGAGTATGCCTTTGTGGCGTACGGCATTGACGACAAACCCGAGAGCGGCAACCGGGGATCGGTCACGTCGCTGACAGCAACGCTTTCGACGCAGCCGCCTGACTTTGCACTGGCGACGGACGGCGCACGATTTCAAGTCACCGCAACGAGCGGTACGGCCACGATCACCTACGACTACCAGGAGCGATAACGCATGAGTGCGGAACCGACGATCCAGATGAAGACGGCTTTTGCTGACCTCGTCGGCGCGGCTGATGTGCAGGCTATCGAGGCGCTGACGGGGACCGGTCTCGCGGCTCGCACGGCAGACAATACCTGGGCATTGCGGACTATCACCGCCCCGGCGGCAGGCGTGACCGTCACGAATGGCGGCGGGGTCGCTGGCAATCCGACGCTGGCGCTCGCAAACGATCTTGCCGCCGTCGAGGGGCTGAGCGGTACGGGCCTCGTGGCTCGCACGGCTACGGACACGATGACCACGCGGACAATCACCGCCCCGGCTGCCGGGATCACGGTGAGCAACGGAGACGGCGTGAGCGGGAATCCTACGCTCGCCTTGGCGAATGATCTTGCGGCGTATGAGGGGCTGTCTACGACTGGACTGGTCGCTCGCACCGGTGACGGAACGGCGTCTGCACGCACGCTGACGGGACCGGCTGCGGGAATCAGCGTCACAAACGGCGATGGCGTATCAGGAAACCCGACAATCGCCCTTGCCAACGACCTCGCCGCCTATGAGGGGCTGTCGTCTACGGGTGTCGTGGTGCGAACGGGCGACGGCACGGCAACGACGCGGACGATTACGGCTGGCAGTGGCGTGACCGTCACCAACGGGGATGGTGTCAGCGGAAACCCGACAATCGCGGTGACTGCGGCAACAACGGTAGCTCGAAACCTGCTTATCAACGGGGCGTTTTCAGTTGCACAGAGAGGCTCTGGTACGGGGACGATCACAGGCAATCTGGCCAGCGGTTCAGCGACCGTTAATAGCGTCTCGTCTGTGGCAAATCTTGACATCGGCGTTGGCGTGTCTGGCTCTGGAATTCCTGCGGGCACGACAGTCGCCTCTATCGTTTCTTCAACGTCGTTCACGATGAGCGCCAACGCTTCGGCGACTGCGTCCACGGTGTCGATATCGACTGGCGCTCTTGATAACAGCTTCTCGGCGTGCGACAGGTGGCTATACCTATCTGACTCTGCAATTGCTAATGGCAGGGGCACTCAGTTGACTGGCAATGGCCTCCGCATTGGCTCGCTTGTTACTGGCCGGTTCGGTGTGGCGCAATGGCTGAGCAACAACCAAACTCGAACGCAGTTGGGAAAAACCCTGAACTTTTCAGTTTTGGCAGACCTAAGCAGTGGAACTGAAACAGTGCGGGTGGCAATCCTCGAATGGACAGGGACGATAGATGACCTTGGAGTCAACCGAGACCCTGTCAATAACTGGTCAAGCGGGACGTTTACGCCCGGAAACTTTTTCAACTCAACGACGCTTTCTGTCGTCGCAACCGGCAGCGCGTCAATCACGGCTGGATCACCGCAAACTGTGTCATGCTCTGGAACTGTATCTTCATCGGCAAGCAACCTTTGCGTGATGGTGTGGCGAGATAGCACGTCAACCGTTCAGTTGACGCTAAGGAGCGCAGACCTGTTTGAAGGAACTACGTCGCGATCATTCTCCGCAAATCCTGATGCTGCGGAATTGGCCGAGTGCGAGCGGTACTTCTACAAGACGTTTGCCACCACGCAAACTCCGACAACGGCGGTCGGCAACAACCAAGGGGCCGAGCGATTCTACACGTCCTACGCGACTGGCGGTTTTGCCACCAAGTTCCGCCAGCGCATGCACCGCGCCCCTACAGTTGTCGTCTACAACCCGATCAGTAGCTCGACTGGCACGATTCGCGACACCACAAACTCGGCAGACCGAACGGCGGCAGTCGGCGGGGCGAACGACACGGGCATTTTCGTCGGGATCACCACGGGCGCGACCAGCGCAGAGAACACTTTCCACCTTACGGCAGATGCGGAGATTGCATAAATGGCTTCGTACGTCTGGAACATCGACTACACGGAAACCAAGAACGTCTACGCTGTCGTCACGAACGCGGCTGGCAACGTGCTGGACTTCAACGACAACACGTTCAAGGCGCTGGGGTCCGCCACAACGCCAACGGTCGCCCTCACCGAGCAGACCGGCGGCGGTGGATCGGGCAAGTCGAATTACATCTACTCGCTTGACCTGTCACGGCTGAACAAGACGCTGGCGACTGTCCGGTATTGGATCACGTTTTACGAGCGGGCTGGCGGGTCTGCGGCACCGCTGACAGATACCGCGATCAACTACCGCACGTCGTTTGCGGTGCAGGCTGCGGAGATCGGCGAAGACGAGTTGGACATCGAGTTTTGCCCGGTGTACACGACGATCAGCGGTACGCCGACAATGCGGGGTATCGTGACGATCCTGCGGAACGGCAAGCCGATTGACGTGTATTCGCTCGACTCGACGGCAACCTGCACCGTCACCGCTCGCGAACACGGGGCCGGGGCTGACCTGTACGCCTCGTCGGCGGCAACCGTCACGAGTCAAGGCGATTTTAACGTGTCGCAGTCGTCGCCCGGCTATACCGCAGACCGTGCGTATCAGCACACGCTCGCGGCCACGGTCTCGGGCACGGCAACGACGTTCAAGCTCCCTGTCGCAAATTTTGGGTAACGACCATGCTGCAAGCGCGACGAAGAATCTACTCGCACCGACCCTTCTCCGGCGAAGGCGTGTCGCTGTACCTTGCCTCTGGGGCAACCGATCCGGGCGCGGCTGCGATCACGTACCGAAACGACCGGTGCGACCTGCCGCAGTCGATGCGGGCTTTTCGCACGTCTAAGACGGCGCGGGTGGCCTCGCAAGCTGCACCGACAGAGACGTTTACGCTCAACGTGTCGGCCTATGCCGGGCTGGCGGTGCGGTTTCAGATTCGGCCGTACCTCGATGACGTGGAACTGGAAGTGTCGCAGGGCACGCGGCTGTTGATTCTCGACGGCAGCGGAAACGACACCTCGGGCGTTCAGGGGTCGCTCGTGCTGCTCGAGACGCAGGTGCGGGCAGGCGGTGACGTGCGGATCAAAGCGCGGTACACGCCGTCGCTCTCGGGCCTGCAACCGGAATCATTTACGGTGGCCAGAACTGCCGGGCCAACGTCGCCGTCTAACGTCACGGTCGCCTACACGGGCGGGGATACGTTCATCGACTTTGATTACGTGGGCTTGTCGTCTGCGTCCGCCTACACGGTCAAGATTTTTGCCACGGTCGGCGTCGCAACGTATGACCTGCTCACCGGCATCACGTTCACGGCTGACACGACCGGGCCGAGTGCCCCTTCCGCTTCTCTGATTGCGTCCTAATGGCTGCTCCGCCGCTCACAAGCAAGGTCAACAACACTGCATCCCAGCCGGTGCAGCGTTTCGCGGTGCGCCTGTCGGACGGCGACGACCAGCCAGACGACACGGACGAAACCAAAGAGTACCGCGTCGAGTCAATCAAGCGGTCTGCGGGTGGGCAGCGGCTGGACACTGCGGAGTTCACGTACGCGACTGACAAGATTATCGCGGACATCAAGACGCCGGTGGACTACCGCAAAAAGGTAGACGTTATCGCGGCACCAGCGGCGAAGGATGACGAAGAAACGTCACCGCCTGCCGACGTGGTGTTCCGGGGCGAAATGGGCGTTGCCTCGCTGACTCTCGACGACCGGGGCCAGCAGATCGCGAAGGCGACCGCACGCACCGAGCAATGGCACTTTGGCACACCGCTCGTGGGCTGGCGTTTCAAGACTGAGGACGAATCGGCGCAGACCGTCTACCGGACGATCGAAGACGACGTACGCTTCAACCCGGAGATTGACCGGCGGATTCTCAACAACCGAAGCAACTGGTACATCGAACTCGACGCGGCAACCGGGTCGCGATGGTACACATGGATCGACCCGGAGTCGGTGCGGACAACCGGGGCACAAACCATTCTTGACCAGTCTGCCGAGGAATGGACGCTTGCACAGGCGGTTATGTCGCTGTGCTACCTGCTCAACCCCGATGAGGAGTACATCAAGAATCCCGACTTTCAGGCGCTGGCGAAGGTGTTTGACTCCGCGCCGGTGCTGCGGGACTGGACGATTCCGCGCGGCGTCTACCTGCCCGAGGCGCTGGATAAGCTGCTGGTGCCTCACGGCTACCTCTGGTTTGTCCGCTACTCAATTGGCAAAAACAGTTCCGACGAAGACGAAGTTCAACGGCGGATCACGGTGTTCAAACGCGGGACCGGCACGGAAAAAACGGTGAAGCTGCCTGCCGAGGGCAAGGACCGCAAGACCAACACGGCCAACGTCGCGGCGGTTTCGTGCGAATGGAACATTGCGGAGGCGTTCAACATCGTCCAGGCGTACGGCTCGCATCTCGAAGTCGAAGGGACGTTTCCGCTTCAACGTGCATGGGTGGCGAGCGATGACAGCCTGACCGCTGACGCGCTGGCCAAGTCAACCGACCCGACAACCGACCTTCCGAGCCAGTACGAAAAAAAGCCCGACGTGTGGCGGAAGTGGGTGTTGAACGAAGTCGGCGACTACACGGCAACGCGGACCGGCAACACGACTTTCGACGTGAACGCGATCCTCGACCGGGCTGCGGGTGAAGGTGCGTTGCGTCCGCTCGGGGCGAACAACATCAGCCGACGCCGGAAGTTCTACGCGCCTTTGACCAAGCGGGCCGACGACGGACGGCGGGATGTGCTGGTCGAATACTTTGTCCCGGCTGATGCGTACGCTGAAGAAGGCACGCCCGCGTACACCGGCTACTGGAAAGATGTTCTGTCGCTCACGAACGGGCACTATCAAGTGTTAGAACGCGAATGCGGCATCCTGTTCACGGGGCAAAAGCCGCCGGAACAACTGATCGCGCTGGGGGCTGACGCACAATTGCGGATCACCGCGTGCCTGCGATCCGACCAGCGGCTGTCTTACACATCCTCACGGGCGGCAACGTCACCGAATGCTGAGGATATCAAGCTGGTGGTTGACCTGTCGGGGCGGTTCCATAAGCGGGTGCGGATCACCGATAGCGGGGCGACGTACAAATCCCGCTACAGCGAATTGGCGTTGATTACGCCGCTCTCGACGGCAGACACTGCGGACGACACGACGGCACTGGAGACGTACGCCATCAAGCTGCGAGACCAAGAGCAGTCTGCCAGAGTCTCGCCGCAGGTCACGCTTGAAGGCTACCACCCTGAATACGAAATCGGCGACCTCGTCAAAGAGGTGGAAGGGCGCGGCCTGTCGTTCAACAGCAACGCCGCGACGAATGCCACAAAGCGATATCCGCAGATCACGGGCATTGAGTTCACGCAAATGACGACGGTCCTAACGCTCCAGACGTTTGACGACATCGCGGCGGGGGTGTAGCTATGCAAGCGGGACACCTGAGGCCGGTCGGCGACGCGCCACGACTCGCGGTCACGGATGGCACGGTCGCCGTGGGCAAGGCCAATGCCTACATCGCCAAAGGTGCGTCGGGCGTGGTGACGCTGTGGCGTGGATCGACGGCGGCTTCGCTCTCGGCAACGGCGCTCACGGTCTCGGCCTATACGCGGATGACGTACGTTGACTCCGGGCGATGGGTTCACCTGACGCGGTTCCCGCACGGCTGGGAAATCACCGGCAAGGAGTGCTAACGTGGGAATGGGAATGGGGGCTTGCTGCTGCACGACGGCATGTTGTGTGGATCGAATCTTCCGTGGCGATGCGTCGAACGCGGTCAATACGCTGACGGTCGAGTTCCAGCTTTGGGGCGACACCGTTGCCGAGACATCGCCCGGCTCAAACGTGTTCTGCCCGACTGGTGACGTGGCGACGCTTCTCGAAACGTCGTCGCCAATCACGCTCACCTACGCAACGTCTATTCCCGAGGCGTACGACCAGCCAATCAACCTCAACACCGGGGCAGCGCATCCCATCGGGCGAATTTTTTACCGGCCTGCGGGGTGGTACGTCAGCGGGTCGATGGACGTTGCCGATCTAGGCGACAACGTGTTCTCCGGGTCCGGCGTGACTGGTCGTCTGGCGTTCGCGCAACTGGCGGACTTCTCGGTTGGAACGCCGACTGCCGAGGATGTGCCGGGGGTTGGGTCGTGCGTTCTCGCGTGGGTGTTCGACGAGGAGCAGGAAGCGACCACGGATCAGGAGGGTTGGGATCGGTACACAGTGGACTTTCGCAGGGTGTGCAGTTCGTCAACGCCCGCCTTTACGCCGTGGTACGGCCAGCGCGTCAGCACGTCGCCGCTCGTCGAATCCTATCGCGGCATGTGGTTTGGCGGGGGCACGGCGACAACGTGCGCGCCGATCCTGGTCGAGTCTACCGGCGTTTCGATCAACACCGCTCGCACGACGCTCTACCCCGGTGCAACCGACTACCTGCTGAGCAACGGCAGCAACGTGTCGAACCTGCGCGGATCGATCTACCAGCTTGCGACGATCACCGAATGAACACGCCCGCGCCCTGCAACTGCGACACGCCCGGCATGTGCCACCGTTTCAATCGGCAGATGACGCCGCGCCTGCATCACCTCTGCCAGACGCGGGCGGACTACCGCGAGGCGTTTGCCAAAGATGCGAAGCCCGCACCGGAACGCGAGTTGAAGACGCCGGACGAACTGCCCTGCGCTCACCGGGGGGCGTTCTCGCGGAAAGATACCTGCCGCCTTGAACGCTGCATTGGCGGGCCAGAGGTGGACGTATTCGCGTGCGATCTGCACCAGCTTTGCACGGTCAATCAGCACGCCATCCCGGCGGTGAAGGTTTGCCGCAAGTGCGACGACCGGGCAGACGTGCGGCCTGTCGCGCCGGTCGCCGTCGTCATCCCGTGCCACAACTACGGCAGCTACCTCGCGGAGTGCCTCGATAGCGTTCTCGCCCAGACCGCTCGGCCTGCTGAAATCGTGGTCGTCGATGACTTGTCCACCGACGCTACACCAGATGTAGCGGGTCGCTACGCGGCGCGTGGCGTGAAGTATCTGCGGGTCGAGGTGGGCAACGTCAACCCGGCCCGGCTCGCTGGGATGCGTGCGACAACCGCTCCCCTGCTCTGTTTTTTGGATGCTGACGACACGCTCGCCCCGGACTACCTCGCAGCGGCGGTCGCTGCACTGGACAAAGACCCTGGGGCGGCGATTGCCTACACGGACATGGTGACGTTTGGGGCCGACTCGGGCCGCATGGTTCACCCTCGCGATCCGTCACGGGCCGACATCACGCGCGAGAACTACATCCACGCCGGGTCAGTCGTGCGGCGGGTGGCCGTCGAGTCCGTGCGGGGGCTGGAGCGACCGAAGCTGCCGTTGTCGCTGGAGGACTGGCAACTCTGGCGGGCGATCATGCGGGACGGCTGGCGGGCGGTGAAAACGCCATCAGTCTACCGCTACCGAAAACACAGCGGGTCAATGTCTTGGCGGATCGTCCAGCGGCAGGCGACGTACTACGACCTCGCGGCAATCGCAGCGGACGACGTGACGATTGCGGTGCCGTTGTCTGGCCGGTGGAAATGGTGGCCTCGCCTGCGGAACTGGCTGGAGTGGCAGACATGGCCGCACGGGCAGGTGCGTCTGCTGCTGGTCAACACCTCGTCCGATGCGGACTTTGCCCGCGAGGTGCGGGCGTGGCTGATGACGTGCGATTATCCCAACGTGCAATACGTCGCCTTAGACGTGGGCGATGCCGGACTGGCGGACGCGGACCGAACGCAGCAGGAAGCGTACAGGGCGGTCCAGCGGGCCATGCCAAGGATTTACAACCGGGTGCGGCAGGAGATCGCGACGCCGTGGGCAATGATCGTCGAGGATGACGTGTTGCCGCCAGACGACGCCGTTGAGCGTCTGCTGCGTGGCTTCGACCCGGCAACCGTCAGCGTGTCGGGCGTGTACCGCTCGCGATACCAGCCGACGTACGTTGCGTGGCGGGCTGATGGCAAGGCGTACAGCCAACCAGGCACGGGCGTCGAGGTGGTGGGCGGCAACGGGTTTGGCTGCGTGATGCTGCGGGCGAGCGTGCTGCTGGGCACAGTGCTGCACCACGGGCACCGAGGCGATTACGACCCGAACTTCTACCGCGACCTGCCAGCGGGCAGCGTGGCGAAGGTCGATTGGGACGTGCGGTGCGACCATGCCGGGATTGCGGGCTGAGAACGATTCCCCACAAAATCCCGAAAATGTACACACATTACGCTTGACGCTGCCGATACTGTGTGTACAATAAGACCGTCACGAGGGAAACCAAGTGATAGCGGGAGTCGGCGAAACAGACCTACCAAGCCACGGGGAATCAGGGGCTAGCGAATCACGGCGAAACGGTGAATACCGAGTCAGCGGGGAATCAAGCTGGCAGGGAGCAAGCCACTAAACGGCAAGCAAGCAAACCCGGCAGACCTGCAAAGGCTCGCCGGGTTTCTTCGTTTTATGCGCCGTTTCTCGGGGCGTTCCGCGATTCCTGAAAATCCTCGAAATTGTGTGTACGTTTATCTTGACCGGGTCGATAACGTGTGTACAATAACGCCATGACGCAGACGACAACACCACACACAAGGGGGCGAGTGATGAAGTCTTACACGCTGAATATCGCAGGGACTGGGGAGTGTATCGAGTTTTTCGCCGACGACGACTCACACGCTGAATCACAAGCGAGGGGCATGCTCGTGCATGATGGGTATGACGACGTTGTTGTCTGCGATCAGTGGGATGCCGACGGCGTCAACGATGACGACGAGCCGTGCAAGCGACTGCTGATCTGGGCGAGCGAAGAGGATGCAGAGAACGACGCCGGGGCGAAGTCGATTGCGCAGATCGAGACCATCGGAGACGCCTAAGGCCAACACCAACGCCCGGTCAATCGCGACCGGGCCACGTCCCGCCGGTGACTGACCGGCACGAGGATCACACAGTGCCACCAAAACGACCGCGAATCTCAATCCCGATGACCGCCGTCATCAAGCAGGTGATCGACGAGTATTGCCACGCCCACGGGCACAACGTAGCCGACTGGGCGCGGCGGCTGATGCTTACGAAAGCGGGGCGGAAGGATTTGATACCGACGATGCCGAAGCCGGGGAAGCCGAAGAAAGAACAGGGGGTGCAAGATGGCGAGTGAACTGCCGGACGAGTGGGCCGAGTTGTCTGGCGAGTGCTGCGCAAAGTGCCGGTTTTGGGACTGGTCGATGCGGACATCGTTTATGGATGAGGATGGCGGCAGCCGCACAGCGTGGGGGCCTTGCAGGCGATTCCCGCCAGTGTCGCCAGTGGGCGACTTTACTTTTGATTTGGAAGGCGAGCCGGAACTGCTAAAGCGGCCATTGGTGCCACATGACGAATGGTGCGGCGAGTTCCAGCCGGTCAAGCCCGCCTAACCAGCAGGCCGAAACAGAACGTCAATCGCCCTCGGCGCAGGCACAATGCGCCGGTCGATGTAGTAGCGTCTGGTGATGCTCGCGTCCGAGTGATCGAGCAACGCCGAAGCGTCCGCGCCCGCCTTCGCCGCGTGGCTCGCGACACTGCGCCGGATCGCGTGAAGCATGTGCCACCGGTCCGCAGGCAATCCCGCGCCGCGTAGCATCCGCTTCAGGTGGTTGAACAGGCTGGACTTGTGGAGCGGCCACGGCAGGACGAGCGGGGAATTGTACTCGCGCAACCGCTCCAGCTTCGCCACCGTCTCGGGGTGCAGCGTGTAGAGCTTGTCCCGCGTCTTGCCTTTGCGATGCGAGGCCGGGACGAGCAGCACGCCGTCGAGCAGGTCGTCCCACGTCGCCCGGTTGATGATCGCCCCGCAACGCTCGCCGGTGTCCCACAGGACCGCGAGGCAGGCACTCCACCACAAGCCGCCGGGGATCGGGCCGACCGGCACGGCGTAGTTCTCAGCGGCTCGGAACAGCCGGTCAAGTTGCTCGCGGCTCCAGGCTGTCGGGTTGCGCTCCGGTTCGGTCAGGGCTTTGACTCTCGGCCCTTTCTTGGTCAGGCCGTCGCGGTGAGCGTACGACCAGAGCGCCGCCAGCTTGTGCAGGCTGACGTTTGCCGTGGCTGGCGATCTCCCCGCTGCCAGCTTGCGTCTGGCGACCTCGGCTAGATTGCTGTCGCTCAAGTCGTCGAGGGTCGCGATCCGCTCGACGACGCGGGACAGCTCGCCAATGGCCATCCTGAATTTGGCGACCGTGTTGGAGGTCGCGCCGACCAGTGTTTCGCGTTCGTATGCGGCAAACAATTCGTAAAGCGTCATAAAGAGTTCTCCCCGGAGTGCAGACACGGGGACCGATGATGTAAAGCCGCAGGGCTGCGATACAGAGCGATGCGAAATCCGGGCCGCATTTCGGCAAAGTCTGGGACCGGGCCTGCCGAGAGATCGAGCGTGTGGCGTTTTGGCAACGCGCAATGCCACCTTCGGCATTCGACGAGACGGGACACGCCGTGAGGCCGTCCACCTGCTCAAAGCTGTTCGCAGGCGTTCAACGTCTCGCCGAGTTTTCGTTTTGCAATTAGTACCGTTGCCGGTAATATGCGAGGCATGATCGTGGCACTTGACCCCTACGCCCTGACCGTTGAAGCCGCAGCCAGCGCCCTTGGACTGACGACCGGGCGCGTGCGCCAGTTGTTGCGAGCCGGTGTGCTGGTCGGAGAGAAGGTTACGGAGCGATGCTGGCTCATTAGCAGGTCGTCGGTTGAAGCGTACCGCGCATTGGTACGGCGTCCCGGCCCGAAGCCTGTTCAGAATTCTTGACAGATTCTTGTAAACGTCGCTTGACGACGCTACCGATATCGGTAGTATCTGTGCCGTCGCTGCTGGTTTGAACGCCTGCAACGACGAGTGAATGAACAGCCAACCTCTTCGCCCCTCTGGCGACCAGCGCGGCATAACCGTCCAGTGCGGGCGGTCGGGAGTGCGTTACCGCCGTAGCTCATTTGGCAGCAGTTCCGCGACTTTCTCCAGTGTCGCGTTGAGCCGTCTGCACCGACCGCCCGCAGGTTTCCGCGCCACCAGTGCGCGCCTGTGGGGTGATTCATGCTCAAGCTGTGGCTGGCGAAAGATGCGCCAAAGCAGTTTTCGATGCGACCGTTTCTTGCAGATGGCCTGCACTTGTTCAGCGGTAAGCAGCCGCCGTCATTTGACGAGGGCCATTCTCAGTCAAACGACGAGTGCGAATACCTCGGCGAAGTGTCTGCCGCGTCAGTTCGCGGAACGCTGCCCGAGCCGGGGACGTTCGTCGAGGCGGTGATCGTGCTGAAAGGCAGTGCCTCGTGATCGTGCCAATCGTCCACATGAACGGCACCAGTGCCGACCGGCTTTGCGAGGCGTTGTCCGACGCCTACTACGCCGCGAGCAAACTGATGGACGCACTAAAGCAGTGCGCGCCGAACGGCAGGGATTACTACCCGATGCCGGGCCTGATGGAAAAAGCCGTCGAGCAGCATCGGGCGCGAATGCAATCCGTGACTGACCTGCAAACGGCCATCGAAAAAGAGATCGAGGGCATCATGCAACAGACCGAAAAGCGAGGTGCTTCATGATCGACCCCGCCCTACTGAAGTCCGCTGGGCCGTGCCTCGCCGCTGTGCTGTGCCTGGCGTGGTTCGCGTGGCAGGAACGAAAGGGCCAGTGATGCCACACGAGGGAGCCTACGACTACCGCAGCGAGGTCGCTTCACCGCTGGCCCCGTACATGACGCTGGCCGCCGCAATGGTCGAGCGTGCTATCGAGGACATCGGCACGGCACAGCGCTACATGGAGACGAATATCCACTGGCGCGAGGACCACGATGTGATCACGCTGGGCAAGCGAGCGTGGCACTGGTTGACGATGCCACACGACGGGCAACGTGGAGTCAGCTTCGCGTTTCTATGCGATGCGATGAACGTGGACATTGAACACGCACAGGACAAGCTAATTGACGG